GTTCGCAAGGTCGCCGTACATCAGGACCTTGGCAACAAACTGGCCCATCCCTTCAATGTGGGCGTCATCTTCCTGCTTGCGAAACTCCTGAACGTTCGGTTTGCCCTTAAGGGCTTCAACGTCGATACAAGAACGGTCTTCAAGGTTCATGCATACGTCAATGATTTGACGTGCAGAGCTCTTCGTTGCCGCCGTCCCACGGTTCAGGCGACGGATAGAAGGAGTCGGGAGGGATGTCCGTACGGTCGTCTTGTTTCCAATCGGGAGGTCCCCTTCAATAAAAGTAGCATCTTCAAGGATGGGGTTGGACTGCGCCAGAACTTCAATGATCGGCGCAAATTGGGTGCCATCTCCGGTCAAGCGTTTGGAGAGGTCGAGGAGGGTGTAGAGCCCAGTTGCCATAATATCAACTTCCTTTCTTTATTGACCTGCCACGATGGCAGATACAAGCGTCATTCATACCGCTTAAAATCGGTATTAGGATAGAGGGCCTGATAGCCCGTTGCTTCCATGTTAGAGCGGTTTGACAGCGTGCCGCCTTGGTCCTCACTGACCATTTCGCCAATGCGGGCAAAAAGCTTCACAATCGGGAGGCGGTTGCCCAACCCGTTCTCGTTAAGGATAGATCGGAGTTCAGGAATCTCCCTTTCCAGGCGTTCAATCCCTGCCCCTGCAAGGGAAACAGTCTTTTCAAAGTTCGCCCCCAGTTCAGTCCTTGTTTGCGTTGCCCAGTCCTTTGACTGCTGCAGCGCCTGCGCTTCCTGCGCCGCCTGAATCTGGCCGATAAAGTCAAATCCGAACTTCGCCATGGTGTTCGCCTGCTCATTCGTGAGGTTCATCTCACGGCAGACATTGCCAAAGCCCTGCGCCGTCGTTTCATCTAGGCTATAGCCTTCTGGCAAGGAGCCCGTGAAGTCATAGGCTTCCGGAGCCTTTTCCGGTGTCGGTACCGGTTCAGCGGGCGGCGTAAGGATGGTACCCCCTTGCGGTGCCGCTTCGTCGGTTGGTGTCGGTACCGGTTCTGGTGTCGTAGTCTGTTCCGGTGCTGTGGAATCAGTGGGGACCGGATTCGTATCTTTAACCTCGTCCATCTTCGTCTGCCTCCTTCAATCTTTCAATAAATTCGTAGTACTCTTTTTCAGCAAGGAGCCGCTTTTCAAGGCCATCAGCCCCTAGGAGGTGCCCTATCTGTCTGATGATGTTGACACATACAGCTCGTTTTCCTTCATTGAAGAAGCTTGTGGAATTTCCCGTGAAGGTCGTGGAATTATAAAACGTTTCATTCATCAGACTCATCAGGAACCACCTGCCACGGGCGTCGGAGAGCATATATTCATAGGCATCCCGATTCCTGATTGCAACGGCTTCATTCGTGGCCCTTGCGTGCCAATAATCATATGAATCTTTTTCAGTAATGGATTTCTTGAACATTTTACATACCTAACCATTCCTGCAAGGCGGGGTTTCCGTCATTCGCCGCTTCCGTGGCGTTTTTAGCTGCTTGGGTAATGCCAGGAACTGCTTGCGCTGCAGCCATGGCCTGTGCTTCTTCCTGCTGCTTCTGCATGGCTGCCTGCTCTTCTTCAATCATCTTCTTGACCTCATCGGGGCTTCGACGCATATCAGCGGGGGCGCCCAAGAGGTTCATGTATTTTGCAATAGTCTTTGTCGGATCCACGACTTTCAGGGCATCAGGCCATGCCTGAGCCATCTGGAGTGTGAAGCCTACTGCCTGCTCGATATTCACGAGGCCGCTCATCTTCTGGGCCTGCGCAAGGGGCGAGATGTATTCAACCTTCACATCTTCATTGATAAGGTCCTGCAGCATTTCAGGAACGGGCGGGAACTTTCCCGCCTCGTCAAGGATTCTGTACACCCTTTCAATGATTGGTGTCAGAAACTCATCCTGGAGCTGCTCGACCACGGGGCCGATGACCTGCAGCCGTTCCTGCTGCCTTACCGTGACTTCACGGGCCGTCAGTCGACCTGCTTCAATGTTGTCGAACATCAGGAATAAGTCAGAATTGAAATGCCGCTTGATGCGGTCTTCCGTCTTCTGAATCTCTTCCGTAAGGTACTGAAGATTCCCAAACTGCGTATTGAACAAGGGCCCTACACCGCCTTGCCCATTCGTCGGCGTGATGCCGCCAGGGATCAGGTTGATGCCATGCATCATCACGTCAGTGGTGGCCTGCATCGGGGGTTTCGCCATCAGCTCAAGGAGCGTCAGGAAGTCACGCTTCATGACCTGCAAGGCCCTGCTATCGGCTTCTGCAAACCACCCCGGACCTTTTGCGTAGCAGTCATTGGCGTTGACCGTCCATCTGGCGGTAGGAGCTGGAAATTCCTCAAAGCCGCCGATATACAGATATTCATCCTGCCGTGATTCGTCAAGCCAGTAGATTGATTTGTACGGCATATTCAGGCGGTCGATTTTATTTGGGACTGCATCCGTATTTGGTTCACAAAGCCAATTGACCGTGTATTTGCGACTACTCGATTTCCCCATCTCTGCAGCAAGTCGTACCGTCTGGGGCAAGGCATCCATCCCAAAGGCATCTACTAATTGCGATAGCGTCAGCTTGTAGCGCCTTGCAATGGTATTGACCTTACCAGCGCCGTCCACGTCAATGAAGTAGCTGCCAATCGTAAGAGGAATGAAGCGGACGGCGGTCCTGGCATCCCTGAGGACAACCATTGGGCCTTGCCCAAAGGGAATCTCAAGGTATACCTTGTGTACTGCATTATAAAAATTAGACTTCGCAAGGACTGCTTGCACGATTTCCTGCCGTTGGTCCAGCACTTGAAGGGCCTCGGTCATGTCATTAAGCCGCTCATCGCTGAAAGAGAATTTAAACCACTGCCGACTCGGGGGCGTCAGGCCGCTCATGATCCCCGCCGCCATGACGTTCGCCGCCATCCACGCCACGCCCTGCGCTATCTTCGTATCCCTGCGCCTAGCGGGGTTCGTATGGTCGGCTGTATCTTCAAATTCGCCGATGTAAGGCAGCTCGAAATCTCGGATAGCTTTCCACCTTGCTTCCCAATCACGCCTAGCGGCCTTGAGGGCCTTCATGCGCATGACAAGCTTGCCACGGTCAGGAAGGCCCTTGCACTTGACAGCATCATCACCGGACTGGGGCAAGGCATTTCCTAAAATCGTGTCCATAGGCATCACCCCAGCGTTTTTTTGCCTGCCCCGCCTGCAATGGTCTCACGGTCTGCGCTAGTACGGGTACTTGCGTACCCCCGCTTCTTGCGTTGCCGTTCAAGGTCTGCAGCTACGTCAGCGATATTGGACACGTCTGCGCTTGTCGTGTCCGTCGGCGTCGGTGCAATTGGTTTGATCTCAGGTTGTTTCGGTGTCTTCGGACCTCTAAATACGCCACCACACATTTTCGCATTCCTCCCTAAAAGAAATCATAGTCAGTATTGGACATGGCCACACGCCCATTGAACAAGGGACTTGCCACGTCCTTCCGCCTCACGACGCTTTCGGCATAAGTCAACGCGAAAGCATCAGCCATATCGGGAGACCGTCCCAATAGAGCCTTGATGTCTTCCTTGCTCTTGAGCTTCAAACGCCCCGAGGGATCATAGGTGTAATAAATGTTCGCCAGCTCTTCCCTGAGCGTCGGTACATCGGGAAGGCTTGCGCCGCCTTTCTTGATGGAATCGGCAAGGCGAAAGTACATCTCGGCCCGCCGATTGCTGTATTTATTGCTGTCAATGGCCTTGCCTCCAAAGGCGACATCCATACAGCTGTGCCCAAGCTGTCTGATGCGGTCAATGACGCCCGCCCCCATGGCGCCGGAGTCGATGAATATTGCATCAGGCTTGAATCTTTCTTTTGCCTTGATGACAGCGCCCGCAAGCGTCATCGTGTCAATGGAATTGAATACGATAGGCTCCATCATGACGAGGCCACGGCGTACAGCAATGACGGACCTGTCGCCGCCAAAGCGGGCGACATCGACGCCCATGACGCAAGTGCTGCCGACCACATCCATCTCACTATATGACCGCTTGCAAGCGGCCTCGATGTCGTCGCCGCCAAGGAGCGTATTTTCTGCAGCGATTGAAAAATCACACTCCATCTCCTGGGCGTATTCGACATCTGACATGGTACGTCTCATGTCTTCAAGCTCCTTGGGCGGGAAGAGTCCGGTCTCAGACGCCTTGTATCGTACGGCGTACCAACCTTCATTGCCCTGTGCTTCCATCCACTTCTTATAGAAGCCATTTTGTCCTTTAGGAGTACCGACGAAGACCGCCCATCCCTCACGGTCAGCAAGGGCGGGGCGCAAGATCTCACTCCACATGGATTCCTTCATCTGACCATATTCGTCAAGCACGACACCGTCAAGGTACATCCCCCGGAGCGAATCAGGATTATCGGCGCCAAGGATGTAAATCCTTGCCCCTGCACTGCCAGGATGGGAAGAAGGAAGCTCCACAAAGCATTCCGAATTATTGACCTTCACACCAGGGATCACGCCCGTGTAGTACTTGATATATTCCCAGGCTATTTTTTTCGCTTGGGCAAAAAACGGGGCAATGTAAGCGTATTGCGGAGCACGCTTTGAGCATCTCACGGCCTGACGGATGACGTGATTCACCACGCCGACCGTCTTACCAAAGCGGCGGTGACAGACAAGTACGGAGAAGCGATGAGAATCAAGGGCCTTATGGATTTCATCCCGCCACAAAGGGCGGGGCGAATAAGGGATCTTAATGACCTTAGCCATCTTCATCTCCCCATACGACCTTGACGGCTACGCCGCCCGTCATTTCGTGCTTAATGGAATAAGCTCCATCCATGCGATTGAGCATATCGACGGCCCGGAAAAAGCTATCGACATCCTTCGTCGCTGCAGCTTCGTCGGCTACTTTTGCGAGTGCTAATTTCCTTCCCTTGCCCTCAAGGAGGGCACCAACAGAAGGCTTGATGACTTCGTCCTGATAGCTTGTGGACCAATGCCGATTGAGCCACTCCACTACGCCCGGCTTTGCAAGGATTTTATCCCGCACGCCAGTGGCAGTTTTTTCGGGAAATTTGTAACCTGCTTCACCCGCTATTTCCTTCAATGGACGATTCCCATTCCCTGCCGCATATAAGGCTACAAATTTAGCCTGACGGGCTGACAGCCCCAAATTCGTCCTGAGAGAAGAGAAATCTTCCAACACATCATCCAATACTGACACCTCCCGAAAAACCAGTTAAAACCAAAATACGAGGCCATGGAATCAATGGGCGTAACACCGCATCTATACCATACCATTGTACCGTATATGACGCCTTGAAAAGTGCCGCATTTTTTTGAACGAAAATATCTGAAAAAATATTTTAAAAAAAAAGGGGGTTGACAATGGGGTACCCCATGTGGTATAATATAGTCAAGATAAAGGAAAGGCCGAAAAGGAGGAAAAGAAAATGAAAGCAACTGTTAAATTTTACCCAGCCAACTACAGTGGTTTCGCCCCTGAGATTGAATCCATGCGGGAAGAGTTCAGTGTAGCAAGCAAGCAAGAATTGATTGAATACGCCCTTGCCATGGACTTGCCGAAAAGCGTTGAATACGCACATCTCTACCTTGACGAATCGGATGAGCCGATTGCGGTCACCCACAACGGCGTCCGACACTTCGAGAGCGGCGAATGGATTCAGGAGCCTGACGAAGAGTAGGAAGAGCTTGAAGAGCTGGCAAGCGAAATGAATATGACGGTCGAGGCGTAACCCCAACCACGAATCGGTAACCTAATTGAGGGGCCTTGCGCCCCTCCTACCTGATAAGGAGGAAAAGAAAATGAAAAAATTGTTCAATGTTCGGGATTTTATGTTTAACGCTGCCGACGTGCAGAAGCTCGGTCAATATGTTGCCGACCAAATTGGGCTCTACGACGGACTGACGCTGATGAATCAGGATGAAATCAAGGACCTGACCGAGGAAGAGCCAGACGACAAGAGGTATTCCGAAGCCTTGAAAAATATGGACAAATACGACATGGCCGTCTACTGTGTCGACGGCTCCATTAAGACTGGCAGCGAGGAAGACCTTGCCCCTATCATTGTCGACGGCATCGAAGGCCGCTTGAGAGCCAGGGATGTATGGAACCTCATCGACCGCCTGGGCCTGCACCCAGAGGACACGGGGGAACCCGAGCTTTCAATCGGCGATGCCATCGAGGAAGGCAGCGCCATTGCCAGCGAGATGGAAGATTCGACGGGCTACAAGAAGGAAGGCTATACCCTCGTCGCCACCTCACAGGACAGCGAAAGCCACGGTCAATACTATCCACTCGGGACCTTCGACAGATTGGACGCCGCACAGGCCCATGCTGAATGGGTAAAGAAAAGCGATGAGAGCGATGACACGATCGCCGAAGGAACGAGTATTCACTATATCATCCATGATGACAAGGTCGTCGACGTGATTGTGTATTAAGGAGGGAATGATAATGAAAACACTAGTTCAAATGGTTGAAGCTTTCAGGATTCATGAACCTAGATACGTCCTTCCCAATATGTTCACCGCAGACCTCAGTACTATGGTCAATCCGATGTCCGCCCTCTCAAGGGGCGGGCGGAAGGCGTTCCTCGTCTGGGCAGAGGACCAGACCGCCGATGATCGCTTTGGTGAATACTATGAAGTCCACGGAATCAAGCGGCCATGGGGCCACTTGACCGAAACGCAGAAGCTCAAACAGGCCCTTACGGAAGCCCTTGAGGAAATGACGGAAGTAAGAATCAGGGACGTGGCCCACTCCATCGGCATCGGACACATTGGGAGCAATGATGTGAGAGTCATGGCCGAAAACCTTTTAAGGTCCCATCCTGATTATCGTTTCGTCATCATGAGCGACCACAAGGGGCAGGTCACAAGAGCTTTCGAGAATGGCGTATTGACCTGCTGCGAGTATGAGGAGGGCTAAAAATGCCGAGCAAAAAAATGACCGTCGTTCAAACCCCTGAGATGCTTGAAGCAAAGGCCGCCGCTGCAGAGCGGGGCCTGAGCCTAGGAAAATATCTCACGGATATTACAAATAGATACAATTCGATGGTCCGCATGGTCAGGCTCCCCGACTTCACTCCCGTCGAAAAGCAAATTCTAGCCGAGCTTGTCATGGGCAGCACGGCAGACGCCAATATCTTGAGGGCCATGCCTGAATCCATCTTCGACTCAGTCATCGGGACCATCGAAGAGAAGGAAGCCCTTAAGGATAAGATTGAGCGCCTTGCCCCAATCGAGCGCATGGCAATCATCGAAGCAACCGAAAATGGATTCAAATAAAAACGAACCCCGCAGGGAAATCCTGCGGGGTATTTTTCTATCTGATCAATTTTTCTGCGACAGCCACAACGGTCACATCCCTCACAAAGTCGTCGAACCAATCGTATAGTGTCCTCACGCCGACATAGGACTTATACGAGATTTTCACCGCGCTGTCCCCCTCAAAATAATGCCATTCAACGGCCTTCCTTACTTCACAGGGCAGTCCACGAAGGACGTGATGGACCACCTCAAGCCACTTTTCCGGCCTTACCACCTTCACGACCTTTCCCCTATGCTTAACTTCAATATCTCTAATTAGTTCTTTTTCTCTTGTGTCAGCCCTCACGGCCTTGCCTATCCCTGGGATCATGTATATATGGCTCCTTGCGATGCGGTAAGCCCGCTTCACATCAAGCATCTTCGACTCCCAAGATGTAGTGGTAAGGCAGGGAAAGAAGCTCCCGTCCATCCATCGCAAAGGGTTGTCCCACAAATGTTGTATGTACAACAATATCATTTGCTTGGAGTTCACTAGGGACGTGTACCCCCGTCCTCGTCACCCTGTCGCCCACTGCCACGACACGGGCCCGCTGATGGTCCTCAGACACGCCAGGAAGAACGATTCCTCCACGTTCAGTTCCCGTGATCGGTTCGACAATCACCGTATTGACCGGCGCTTTAATCTTCATCGTCCTCCACCACCCATTCGACTTGATCCATCGTAAGACCGAGGACCTGACAGACCTTCACAGCCGTCTTGATCCGCACATTGAATCCTTCAACATTGCAAAGGTTGTGAGCCACTGCGTATCCTATATCCATGGCCCGCATCAGCTGCCTGCAACTGATGCCCCGTTCCTTAATATGGGCAGGAAGGGGTTTTGCGCCCTTCCCTGCCATATCTTCCTGATAATCAAACTTGAGCTTGAGGTTTTTATATTTTCTATCAGCTATTTTCTTCAGGGCCAAAAGCCCCTTAATTTCACGCTTCGCCTGCTCAAGGGCATTCCTTGCCGTCGCCAAATCGTTTTGTAGCTTTCCGATATTCTCGGCCCCTTCAATCTGCTGCCTCAGCACTCTATTTTCATGGCGCAGATCATCCCTTTCCTGCATCAGATACACGATCTCCCGATTCATGCGGGTAAAGTCCATTTGAAGTCCTTCAATAATTTCCTGGTCCGTCATTTCTATTCCTCCCCTGCTGCTGACCACCTAAGTGTCAAGAGTCTGTGCGTCAATTCCCTTGCACACGCTAAGAGGCCCTTGCGATCCTCATCGTAACTCGTATAGCTATCGGGATGCACGATCTTATATCCCGTTTTTGCGTCCGTTTCGAGCGTGCAGCCATTAGCCCGCATCTTCCTGAGCGTGCTGAATACCTTCTCATCCTTGAGGCTTGCCCACATGAGGAGCTGATTCCAGAGTTCTCCGTCCCTCGTCTGCTCTTTGATAGGGTCCGAGACATCTTGTCCAAAGTATGGCATTTGTGGCCCCTCAACAATCTTCAAGGCGTCATCCACGCTATAGGCAAGGCCAGCCCTGCATCCTGCCTTGCTCATCTGGGAGAGGAAATTCTCCTGAACAAAACTGGCCGTATTGCCCCCATATTTTACTTCGACAAAAAATGCTTGACCGCTTTCCTTTACGGTCCCAAAGAGGTCACTAAACCCCTTGGGAAGGCCCGTGTTAAAGTACCGTCCATCCACTGTACGGGCTGTTCCGACATTGGCCCTGAATACATGGTGACCACGTGCCGAGAGTGTCACCATGATTTCTTTTAATAAATCCATCTCACTCCCTGGCTGCTTAAATATCTCTTGGTTCTGCATCGAGTTCCTCCCTCACTTCATCCACTAATCTCTGATATTCCGATTCAAGCCTTGCCCGCTCAAGGCTTCCCTTGGGCAGGGCACTGGCCCGCTTTCTCACTTCTTCATATTTGAATATTTTATTGGCGAAATACTGCCTTCGTTCTTCCTTCACGCCTTCTTCCTCCTCATATGGATCATCATGAATTTGTATTTTTTAGGGACCTCAATCCCAAGCTCAAGGGCCTTATGGATGGCCCATGCGAATTTGTATTTTTTCGCTTTCTGGAAGGTCACAAGCTCGTCAAAGGTCTGGCATTGCTTGTATTCCTCGTACGGCTTTTCCTTGATTTCTTCAAGTGCCACATCTGATTTCATGCCGTTTTCCTTGCGCTCTTCCTTCTCGAAGATATAGCCGCAATACGGACAGGCATCGGCAGGGGCCTGCATCACCATGTGACAGAGGGGACATTCCTTCACGCTGATAAGGCCGCCATCCTTCTTTTTCCTTGCCTTCAAGGTCCATTCCCTGTCTTGGTCTGGCAGACCATGTCTGATGTAATTACCGACGTGATCGATAATGACGGCCACCTTGTCGGGGTTATGGGGATCCACCCGCATACTCCTCATAGACTGCTGTATGTGGAGCGTCAGAGACTGAGTAGGGCGCAGCAGGAGCACGGCTTCACAGTCCGGGACATCGAAGCCTTCACCGAATAGGTCTACATTGGATAGCACCATAAGGCGCCCATCCTTAAATGCCTGCACGGTCCTTTCCCGCACGCCTTGCGGTGTCGTCCCGTCAAGGTGGGCGGCTGCAATGCCTGCTGCCCGGAATGCTTCCACGGTCCGCTTGCTTGCTTCAATCGTGGCGCAATAGATGATGGTCTTGCGCCCTTTGGCCTTCTCCTCCCACGTCTTCACCGTGTCCCCGAAGATATAGGACTTCTCCATGAGCCTTGCGACCTCATCCTTCACAAAGTCGCCATGTCGTGTATGAACCTTGGAAGCGTCTGCAAGCTGCACAGAATAGTACCTATATGGGGTAAGGTATTTGTTATTGATAAGCCACGAAGCTGTCACGGACAGGATTAACTTATCAAAGACAGCCCCAAGTCCCCCTTCCCCCATGCGTTGAGGCGTTGCCGTGAATCCTACGACGCAAGCAGCGGGGAATGCCTGGAAGATTCTCCCGTAGGAAGCACTCAAGGAGTGATGGGCCTCATCGATAATGATAAGGGCGGGGGGTTCAAGATTCCTGAGCCGTCTTGATGCCGTCTGTACGGTCATGACGGAGCAGAAACTGGGATCAACCCCCTGCCGCTTCATATGGCCTAGGATTTGATCGCACAGCTCCTTGCGATGGACAAGGAATAAAACCCTGTTTCCTTTGTCCGTAGCAGCCTTGGCAATGGCTGCAATGATGACGGATTTTCCTCCCCCGCAAGGGAGTACGGCACAGACGTGCCGATACCCCTGCAGGAAAGCAGCCTTGATGTCGTCATACAGCTGTGCTTGATATGGTCTTAGCGGCATGACTTGCGCCGGTCCCTTTCATAGGCCGTCATGGCCTTCAGGCGGCTGTCATACCACTTCCGAACCTCGGACAGTCTAAAGACGCTGTCAGGTTCCTCTACGATTCCCCACTTACCATGACGAACATCCCTGTATAAGATGGCCCCCGTATCGGGGATACGGTAGCAATACCATAGTGGCTCAATCTGCATTCGTATTTCTCCTTTCATTCATGATTTGATTCATTTCATCTTCAAGACGCTCAAGGCGACTGGGACCGAATCCGTACAGCCTGTGAAGGGCTTCCTTGCAGATGTCCCATTGCGCATGGGCGCCCTCATTAAGCCAGTAATCTCCATAAGTCAGGAGCCATTCAGATAGCTTGATAGGCGGCATCCTCTGGATTTCCTTGAAAGTCTGACGATTCGTGCCGGGCGGGTATCGGTTCATTTCTCCGTACTCCCGTCTTGTTCTTCTCCATCCTCATCAATCTTTTCAAGTACCTTGATTACTCTTGCCCGCATTTTCCCCAGCCAACTCGCCTCGGACCTTAATTCCTTTGTTTTATCGCAAATGTAGCCTTCTAACCGCTCCAAGCTCTTGATCATTCTTTCCCTGGAATCACATTTTTCTGGACTCGGGAAACAGTCCATCTGAATCGCTAACAAATAAATATCTTTTAATTGCTCTCCGATTCTGTCACCAGTTTCAAAAAGGTCATCCGCAAATGCGCCAACAGTTTCGTGCAACGTTTTGTTATCCATCATGATACCTCCTTAAATTATTCCCCTGTGCTCCCGAACCCGCCTTCGCCCCGTTCCGTGTCCTTCACCTCGTCGGGGAACTCGTCGACTACTTTAATCTCGACGTTCGGAACGTTGAAGAAAAGCTGAGCTACACGGTCGTTTTTACGAATTGACGATTCCGGTAGATAACTTGGTACATCCCACTCAATGTTAAATGCCTTATAGATAGCCTTGACTTCTCCACGGTAGTCACTGTCAATTAGCCCCATACTGTTCGCCATGATAAGGTCTGTTTTAATGCCCATACTGCTCCTCGGAAGCAAGAAAGCACAAACCCCCTCTGGCATGGCAAGGCTGAATCCAAGAGGTACTAAATGGGTTTCTCCGTTGTAAAAATCAACCGATTCCCTAGCATAGCAGTCCCAGGCCGCCGCCCCTTCCGTCTTCTTTTCGGGGATTTGCCCGCCATGCATGGGTTTGATATAGACGATGGGCTTTCTTTCCGTCGCACCCAAAGCCCCAATACTCCAATCGCCGGGAGTTTCATTGGTGAAATACCTGTCACATATCAATTCAATGGCACAATCATCACAATCCATGTTTTGGCAATGCTCCTTAATCATTCGCACAGCCGCAAGGGCTTCTTTGTTTTCCTCGTTCATTTCTCGTCCTCCATATGTTCAATCATCCGATTCAAATATTCACGGGCCTTCTTGAGGTCCTCAACACCATTCTTTTTTGGGTATCGATACAAATATTTGAAGACATTGCCTTCACAAAAAGCTAGAAACGAATCAGGTTGATTACTGATAAACCGCTTGATAAAACCCAGCGACTCACCACACTCTCGCCATGAATAATGCGACGGCCCATGGATAACGTCAGATACTTCCGTTACTTCCTTATCGGCCCTGGTGAAGAACTGGGGGTTCCAGTTCCTATCCGGGAACCCTTTAAGGAAAGCGGCGCAGCAAACTGAAATTCCACATTCCTCGCAGTCCTTGCCCACGCAATATCCATGGATCGTGGCGAACGCTTTTTCGGCATCCTCTCGGGTAATCTCATTCATCATTGCCAACCTCCTCCCAGTCGTTCCCCAGGAAGTCCGTAGCAAGGAGTTCCCACCCAATAAGGGATGTGGTCCCATAAGCCACATATTCACCCCTCTCAAGCCAAATTTGACAGTTCCGGGGCCATCCCTTACGACGGACAGCCTTGCCCATTCTCATTGCTTCAACCGCTTCGATAAAATTCATGTCTTCAACCTCCGTTTTCAACCATTTTCAACCTTTTTCAACCGTCTTCAACCATCATTTTTCAAAATGGTTGAAGCGGAAACCCGCATCAGTACTTGCTCTAAGGCACTTTTCAACCATTTCAACCGTTTTTTTCTCTTAGAGGGGGGTATATATAAATAAAAAAATATTTTCTTTTATTTTTTTTTACTTCCCACGTGAGGTATATATTTATGATTGAAATGATTGAAATGATTGAAATAGTAAAAATATATAGGTTTCATGCGGGTTTCAAGCTTTGAGATTTTCAACCATTGTTCAACCATTTCAACCATTTTCCATTTTTTTGATGAATCTAACCGTCGTTGCCCTAAGTCCACCGATGCTATCAGAGAAGAAATACCTTCCCTGGTTATTCTTTTCAATCCTTCCTTGCTCAGCCCACTTCCGCTTGACGGCGGTGAAGCTAAATCCCATGGACTCCATTTCTCTTTCAAGGACGGACTTAATGACGGCAACGAATCCCGCCCCAGTCTTCCCATAGATGTCGCCCGCATGGGTTTCGTCGGCGCTGTTGGCGAAGGCGTTGGCGTGTTCCCCTATCCAGTCCATGACGACGGAATACGCCCGCTCTGCTACATCTATCTCTTTCTTGCTTTTCACGAGGGGCTTGACATCATCGATACTAAGCGGGGTAAGGTCTGGCATGAACCGCCATTGTAGGATGGCATCAGCAGTTAGCATGAGCGCCATAGCCATAGCCTGCTTCTCCGTCGTGTCAAGCTTCAACAGCTCCTTGAAGAAGCCGTTGTACACCTGCCGCACATTGATGTCTTGAAGCGCCTTGATATAGGCAGGGCCTAGGGTTCCGTACTGCTGTCTAACTGCTGCAACGACGGTATTGCCATCCGCCACGACTGGCGTCATACATTCAATCTCGATGACACGGTTCTTTACGCCGCCACCTGAGCGGCTCATGGTACAAGGTTCTTCACCCGTGAAGATGAAGGCGTTTGCCCACGTCTTGAGGGACTGCATGGCGTCCCCGCTCTTCATACGGCTGCGATCAATACCTTCCGTCACCCGCATGATTAATTGATCATACGTCACGCCCTGTGTCTTGATGGTCTGCAGTTCGTCGCCGAAGAATGGGAAACTGTGCAGCACCCAAGCCATGGCCATGATGGCGTTGTCCGTGGTGTTGAGCGTCCTGACCAAATGGCCGGGCGCAGGATTTCCCCAGACGCTTGCGGCCACCATCATGCCGACGGTCTTCCCCGCCCCCGTGCCGCCCCAAAGGTGAAGGACGAATGGCAAGGCCCCCACCTTCTCGATGAGAGGGGAAGCAAGGGATGCCGCCACGGTCAGCCGCAAATAGAGGTTAGCCATCAAAGGGCGCACAGTCTGAATCCATTCATCGAGGGTTCCTTCTTCCCTGATGGCGTCCACGGTCCGCTTGAAGTCCTGCTCCGTATCAAGCTTCAATTCACCGCTATATGGAACAAAGTCGCCATCATTCCATCCTAAGTGACTCGTTGACTCCGTTGGTGGCAATGCACCTGGATTAAGGTTCAAACAGGTCGCCAGGTATTTCACAAGTTCCTTATTCGTGTCGCTTGATACGGCAAGGCCGTAGTCCGCCAGCTCAATGATGCGGTTTGCGTTCGAGATCGTACTTCTAGCGGTCAGTACGGACCGCCACGCCCCACCCGTCTTGAAGGCGAGGCGTATTTTTTGGGTTCGTTCTTCCACATTCTGGAGGACCTCAACGGGCAGGACCGGCTGCGCCGACGCAAACGCCGTTTTAGGATCCCCTTGCGTGGTGTATGTCAGCCTACGAACGCCATTGTCGTCGGCCATATATTCCCCACAATTGAGCGTCAGGGGCGCATCCGTGAACCTCGTCATGTTCTCACTTGACGCATTGCGCTGCGCAAGGACCTGCGCCCGCTTTTTTAGGCAGCGTTTGAACTCGGTCGCACATTTGAGTTCTTTTGCCTTGATGGTGGCAAGGCTTTCGGCCCTTACCCTGTCTTTTGACTTGATAATGGCGTCAAGGACCTCGTCACTGATGATGCTGTAAGAGTCAAGGCCATCGGCCCATTCCCTTGTGAACACCTCGGCGGGTTTTGGAAGCGGCTTATAATTCCTGATGGCATCAGGGTTCCCGCCCCACTCGAAATAATCCGCTACGTCGCCTTTAGGTGGGCACCCCTCCCAGATGGTAGGGAGTTCCAATAAAACAGCTCCTAGGGCTTCCCACGCTTTGCCATATTCATCCCCTGGCTTATCATTGTCAGGGATCATCACTTTATTGGGGAACTTGTCAATGGCCTTGCGGTCCATGTCGGACAGTTTCAGATCCTTTTGGGCGCCCGTGTTGGTTGATGTGGCAAGGAATCCTTGCCTTGCCATCGCATCGGCACATTTTTCGCCTTCCACAATGTAAAGCGTTTCAGCAGCATTGGCCTTTGCAAGGTCGTCCAATCGGTAAAGGTTGTTGCAGCCGTCAGGCTTGCGGTTCACCGTGACGCCGCTTGCGTCCGTGTAATGGAAATAGAATTCCTTGTGGCCGTCATCGAATTTTTTACGGTCCTTACAGTAGGCCACAGTCCCATCAGGGTTGCGGTATTCGTAGGTGATAAATTCGACAAGCGTACGGTTCTTCTTGGGTTTTGGGATGGGAACGGGGCTTTCCCCGTCCCTATTCATCCCTCCCACGGCCCGCAGAATAGCGGGAAGCCTTGCCTTGCAATGCTGGCAGAATGCCAGTAGCACGCCATCATCCTTGATGTAGAGGTGTCCCGCCTTGCCACAAACAGGACAGTCCGCTATGTATTGGTTACCCTTGCGCCTAACCCCTAAAAGCTTCTGTAAAAAATCTTCCAGTTCCATGATTAAAATGGGCAGTCAAACGGTTCCGTGACTGGCGCAGCAGGGGCCTGTTCTTGTTGCTTCGGCCGTTTTTCGTCGGGAAGTTTCTTGAGTTCGGGAACCTTGAAGTCGCCACGGGCAAGGGTTTCACGGTCAATCAGTCGATTGATATATTCGTTTTCATAGATTTTCCCGTTATAGGCGCTTTCTCTATACCCAATGACGGCCCCGAATTGAAGCCCAACAAATGCCCGTTCATCACCGTTCCATGTCTTGTATTCGAATTTTCCGGGGTTGCACTTCGTCAGCACGGACAGGAAGTGCTTAAAGTATTTCAGATTTTCTTCCTTGTAGGAGCGCCAATCATACGGGCAATGGCGTCCGGAAGCCAGGGAAGACGCACGGTAGATTTCTTGGTAATCGCCCTCGTCAATATCCCATTCAAGGCGGACGTGCTGCTTGTCAGGGATGTTCTCAACCGCAACAATCGTACAGAGGTAGCCGCCAGCGGGCGGTCGGTCAAAGCCTCCCGTTGCTTCCTCAATGTCGCCCCAGTTTCTGTTTTGAAGTTCATTGATCATGTTATTTCTCCTCCTTGAGTTTTGCGGCCACGCCGCTTAATTGACTTTCATTCCTTGCAAGGCTGTAATAATCCCGAACCGTGCTATCAACGGCCTTGAGGTCGTTGTCAATCTTGTCGGGGAACATCTCCATCGGCGACTTTGCGGGCGTCAGCCCGTTTGATTGCGTCGTGAACCAATGCTTTTTCCCGTCAGTTTCACAAAGAAGGACGATTGTAAACAGCCCTTCAAGAGTCAGCTGATTATCAAGCATTTTTCCTTGTGTTTTTGCTTTAATAAATCCTTGCTCGTCTTTGTCAATGTGGTGAAGCAGATAGACAATGGTATCATCTGGAGTTTCGTTAACAATGAAATCAATAAGATTACGGAAGTCTACAGCGCACTTTGTGAATTTCCCATATCCTGTTTCGTTTACGTGGTTAAACATGAAAAAAGCCATGAGATATTGGCTGTCGTCAATGACGTAAGCCTTACGAGTGCCTTGTTTGATGACCTTGCGAATGACATCATAGTCACTCGTCTTGGCATAGGGGATCTTGGTCCTGAACGGAAGGGGCTTTCCTGCCACCTCAAATACGCCGACTGTATCTGGCTTAAAGTTCCGCAAGCTGGCAGTCTTACCTGACCCGCTTGCCCCTAAAATTAAAATTGGGATACCCATTACTTGTTTACCTCCACATAGAACTTGGGCGGCTGCACTTCAACCTTGACGCCGTCAACGATTTCTCCAGTTTCAATCATGACGGCCTTGCCGTTGTTATTTTCGACAAGCTTCTTGAGTGCCGCCCAATCAACGGATTTCTTGACCTTCACGACGTTAGGAACGGAACTTTCAGCGAATTTTAGGAGTTTTTCCTCGTCCCTGATAAATTTGGGCGGCACGGCACGGAACCCACATTTTCCGTTTGGCAGCTTGAAGGATTTATGCCTACTTTTTTCAAGCTTGGCAGCCGCGTAAGGCATGATCATGGACTCAAGGGCCTCGTTGCTCTTGATCAACTTGTCCATTTCCTCGTTCCGCCAGTGAACCAGGCGCAAGGTTTGCTGTTCGTAAAGTTCTGAGATTTCGTCTATCTTGGCTTGATTTTCCTTGATTCTTTTTAAAGCCCAATCGGCCTTATTGTCGTCGTTGACTACGAATCCTTCTTTCTGGTGCTCGTTGCTGTCCATTCCATACAAGGCTTCTTCCATCTCGGTGGCTAAAATATCATTCATGGTTAATCCTCCTTCATGTTTTGTGGTATACTAAGTGTGATTTCTTTCTTATCTTGCCCTGTCAGCATTGCCCTGCTGATGGGGCTTATTCATGCGTCTTAAAAATTCCCATGATGGATGTTTTAAAGGCGTATGAGTCCCTTTCGTCAAATCCTTGGAGAATGGTATCGATCAGACTCATTACCGCAACTGCAATGTCAATGGTCTCGTTTGCGGTCACACAGTCTACTGCCATCCTATTTTTCATATTAACCATCGCACCAACAAAGCAGATTTCAGGATTACCCTTTACCTTGTTTTCAAACGCCCAGAGTGCTTCCTGCACATCTTGCCATTCTTTATCAGTCATTTCCTTCGTCCTCCTCGTCAAAAATCTCTTCCCTGATGGCTTCTTTCAGTTTGGCCTTGTCGATGGAATCCATCTTCTCCAAGACGCCACGAATGAGTTTTGGCAAGGCAATCCTTGTTTCGCTAGCGCCGCCAGCGCCAAATATAGCCATTTTCGCTTGATTGCAATCTAGGAACACCCCTAGAAGGCAAATGCCGTCTTCTTGCTTAATGAAGTCACTAGCCTTGAACAGGATTTTTCGTAAGATAGTTGATTTACTCATCGTTTTTACTTTTCTCCTTCCAAAAATCACAAATGATGCTTCGCTCTACCTTGCCGTGCTGGCAGGCTTTATTTTTGGCCTTTTTCAAGATTCGTTTTTCATTCCTCCTCGTCCGCGTACCATTCTTCTGCAGGGATGCAGATCTCACAAATGTCGCCGTTTGAAAACGGACAGTCCGGACATCGCGTCTTACGGCAGTAGTTAATCAGGTTTTCAGCCGCTGCCAATGCCTCACTATTCGAGATTTTCATTAAAATCACCTCATTTCTGTGAAATTTTTAGCAAAATTTCTAAAGATATTTCACTAATTTCTTGTCAAAACACGTCGTCTAAAGCTCTTTCCTTTATTACTTGTTCCATAAATGGGCAGTTTTTCTTGCGCCCTTTAATGTTCTGTACAATCGGCTCATCGAGAAGCAACGTGCAGGTTCGGTAGTTTCGGATTTTTGCACCGCCCCGACTTCCGACCTTGCCAGCGAAATGGCAGGTTTTGCAGGTTGGTTGCGCCCATCCGATTTCAATTTTGGGGCATAGACCCAATCCACCTTGACTCCATGGGATTCTTTCGGGGTTGTCTTGCTTCGGGCATTTAGCAGCAAAAGGGCATACGCTGCAGTCAGTATCAATCATCATCTTCCACCCTTTCTCACTCTAACCTTAATCTTTTGACCAGGCTGCAATGTCCCAGGATTGTCGATTCCGTTATCATCCCGAACCCTCTGGATGATCGTCTGGATGTCCTCATAGCCGCTGTATCGCTCGCATAGGCTCCAGAGGCTGTCGCCGCTGTAGACGACCCGCTCAAACGTTAGGTAGTCAGTGGGTTCAACCCTCGTTCGTTCCTTCCATGCAGTCCCGAGGGCAATCAGGCCCACCCCTATAACGGCCGCCAATAAGGTGGCCTTATTTTTCAGCGTCATCTCCTACACCTCCTTATATCTGTGCTAATAAAAAATTCTTCAAAAGCATTGACACGGACGTAAATCTTGCCAGAATGAATCACCATATCATTGCGATATTGGGGCAAGGCCCGCATCTTATTGATTAGGCGACGGCAATTCACTATACCTATGTCATAAGCTTCGCAAAGGGTTTTTGCGGTGGCAAAACGCTGCATAAGCCTTGCACAGGTGACAGCTTCCATTCACTTCACCCCCTTCCTATTCGTTTTGGAATGTTTGATAGTAAAAAAATAATCTCCTATTAAGCAATACGGGATTTCGAGGAAGCTAGCGAATAATAGAATCTGGCCTTGGGTAAACTCTCGAAGCCCTGTTAGGCGTAGGCTCAGACTGGTACGGTTCATATGGACTGCTTTGGCAAAGGCTGTTTCAGTACCAAAACGCTCCTTGATTCGTCCCCTAAGCTTCGTATAATCATACGGCACTTTAATCACCTCCTTTTCATTCTCTTTCGAATACGAATGTATCATAGCACAAATTTTACACATCCGCAACATTATTTTTCGCTAGGGAATATTTTTTTTGCGCTAGAGCAAAATTCATGATACAATGAAAGCGTATTAAAGGAGGGGATATTATGGAAGATTTTGCTCAGAGATTATGCAGATTAATGAAAGAGAAGCAAATTACAGTAACCGATTTGGCTGAAAGGACAGGGATCAATCAAAGCACCATATCAAGATATATGCTAGGTTATTTTGTCCCTAAACAACGGCGTACGGACCTCATTGCAAAGGCCCTTGACGTTGCGCCTACCTACCTGATGTTCGGCGACGAGCTCGACGATTACTATACCGACATCGATACGGCCCGCCTTGCCCAAGAATTAAAAGAAAATCCTAGTTATCGGGCGCTTCTCGACGCTTCCCGCACCCTTACCCCTAAAGCCATCACAGAAGTCATGGAGTTCATCAAATTCCAGAAGATGAAGGAGCGTGGCGAGAATGACTAGATTCATCCTTCATCCCCTCCCCCTCTCCGTCAAAGGATTCGTATCGGAAGATGAATGTGGGGACAGCGTGATAATCCTTAATTCCAAGCTGTCATACGAACAGAACTTAATCACAGCCCTTCACGAACAAGGTCATATCAATCACCACGACCTTGACAGTATCGACACGGCGGGGCGCATCGAAAGCCTTGCACATAGGAGGTGAGCCATGAGATATTCATTATGGGATTTGTTGTTCGAATGTAGGGATATGATTCGTCTTTTTAGTACGTTTTTGGCTACATTTGGATTTTTAGGCTATTACTTGCGAGGCGGCAAATCGGACTTCATTGTTGGCGTTATTTTTGCACTTATTGCTGCCGCAAGGGATATGAAGGCGGGCTATTACTTTCCCGCCATCTTCATCAGTTGCATGGCCTATTTCCTGCTGGGGGCGAAGCTGTTTTCCTACTATGCTTCATGGATAGGTGGTATTGCATGGCTGTATTTCGGCTACCTCAACTTGCGCAGGTGGCCATAAGGAGGTGGTTCCATGTGGATTGAGAAGGTAAAGGATGGTTATCGTTTCAGGGAAACCTATGTGGACACCCTGACGGGGAAGCGGCGCAAGGTTGCCGTTACCATGAAAAGCAAAACGAAAGCCGCCCAGAAAGCTGCCTATGAGCTTCTACAGGAACGAATCAATGCTACCATGGCAAATCCATCACGCACTCTTCTCTCGACGCTCATAGGCGATTTTCTGGCGTCTAAGGACGGGTTTGTGAAGGCTCCGACCATGCGGAACTACCACACGACAATCAAGAAGATTTACACATTCCTTCCCCCGCACACGATCGTGGCAAACCTTCATCCAGGGAATATACAGTCCATGCTTAACGAAGTAGCACGGACAATATCCAAGGGCTATGCAAGCAAGATAAGGGTTCTCCTTCATCAAGCGTGGGCAATCGGCTACATGAATGGCAAGGTGGCAAGCATGGATACCATTGACCGTACGACGGTCCCAAAGGTCCAGAAGACCGTGCAGGAAGTCAAGGAACATGGCGAAAAATTCCTTACAGGCATGGAACTGAAAGAGGTCCTTGCCCTCATCCGCAAGGAGTCGCCCATTGTGGCCGACGTGTTCGAGTTCCAGGCACGGACGGGGCTTAGGTTCGGGGAGCTGGCGGCGCTTCGTGAGGAGGATTTTGACGGCAAGGCCGTGGAAGTGAACGGCACTTACGTCTGGACGGAAAGAAAGAGAGGTACGCCCAAGAACGCCTATAGCGTTCGGATCGTACCCCTTGATGATAAATCCGTAAATATTGTTGAGCGGTTCATTATCCACAACAAGCAGCAACGGGCGTGGTTCAACCGCAAGGATAGTGAACATTATATATTTACGACGGGCAAAGGTGGACCCATTGATATAGCGTTCGCAAATAAAATCCTCCGCAGCATTCATTACCATAAGCGCCTTTCAACCCACATCTTCAGGCACACCCATGTAAGCCTCCTGGCTGAAAGTGGCGTATCACTCAAGGCCATCATGGCAAGGGTAGGACACAACGACCCTGCTACTACCATGGCCATCTATACGCACGTCACGGACAGCATGAAGGACGAAGCCGTGAAGGCAATGAATGATATGAAATAA